GTCTTTTCGCGCATTACAAAACGAAAAAAAGCACCTAATGACCCATTTTGCGACATGTGATAAAAAAAAATATGGCACTAAAACAACTCAACCGTCATAAGAGCGGCCTGAAATCAGCAATCCGCTACCACAAAAACTCATCAAACATGCCCGAGAGATTTTGGCATTACGCGAAGCTGATCGAAGACAGGTTGGAAAAAGAAAAAGATCTGGATAAATCCGCATGGGAAAAAATCCCAACAAAAGACAAGTGGGCGCAATATCTTTTTGAAACATCGCCTCTCAAGAACGATGTCATAAAACGGATCCTTGCGGAGACAGCAGTTGCGTTGCATGAAGACTTTTTAAAAAGCGTAAACAACGCACTGTCAAACGAAAGCATCGGAGACCGTGAGCGTGTGTCTATCCCTTCTATCGTGTCTGCTTTGCGAAAAGTTTTGCACGATATGATGTTGATAGAAGCAGATCCACGCAAACGTAAAATCCGTGGTCTGAATCCCGCTGAAGATCGAGATGAAGACGACGTTCAGAATGGCGACATGAAGCAGATGGAGTTGTTCTAAATGACCACGCAAAAGTTTAAAGACATCCTGGACGCACGTGTTAAATTCGCACAACACTATATAAAGACAAAAGAAGGCAAGCCGTGGAATTTAGACGGGCGTGCGTGGGTGATCGATGAGTATTGGAAGCCGTTTGAAGGCTGGAAACTTTGGCCTAAAGGAAAACGTTTGTGTTCTGCATGTTCTGAAAAAGCAAATACTTTTGCAGACTATGACGCAGAAGTTGAAGGTGGCTACACACAATGCGTAGAACACGATGTTGCAAATTGCGACGGGTTGTTTTTATCACCGATTGTTTGCACCGTTTTAAATCTTGGAAGGCGTGACGGGAAAACGTTCAACACTGCCGCGTACAGTTTGGCGACAATATTCCAAAGCAGGAACGAGTCGATCACATTTGTTGCAGCATCGGAAGCACAGACATACACATTGTTTGAAGAAAATTATCGTAAGATTATATTAGGAAACTTACAACTTGCGGATGCATGCGCGATCACAGCGCAAACAATAAAAGTATATAAAACCAAGTCTATTTTTGAATGTGTCAGCACAGCGCATGGGAGTATCACAGGGCGTGGGCGAACAAAAATAATTTTGGATGAAGCACGCGACGTTCCAGCCCGTACGGCCATGGCGTTGATACCAAGCGTGTTTGATCACAGCGGTTGGCATTGCCCCCATGGTCATGTGCGTTTTGAAGGTATGGGGATAAGATCAAAAGTTGGGAATGTGTGCAGCGTTTGCAGCGTTAAATTAATACCGTGGTATGGCCGTATTGCGATCATGTCATCCAGTGGCTTGATCACAGGAACGGATAGAGATTGGTTTGCAGAGCTGGTAGAAGAGTTGGAAAAAAATCCACATCCAAATTATCATTGCTTTAGAAGTGACAGGGACGATTTAAACCCAGACAAAAGCAAAACAATCATAAATGCTGTTGAACAAGTCTTCTCAAAACTTGATGCAACACGTGCTTATGTTGACATAGAAATACACAACCAATCACGTTTAAAAGACGACGCATTTTTAACGCGCGTTGAAATCGAAGCATGCATAGATCCACAACTCGAAAACGTCATCACGTCTGAAAGAAAGAGTGTTGCATTTTTAGACACGTCGATGAGCGTTGATAAAACGTCCTTAGTTATTTTAGCAGATAGGACAGAAGACGAAGACTACATCAACATACACGCACAGCAAGGAAATAACGGTATCAAGCCAAAACCATGGGAGCATGTAGTTGTTGAGCGTATTGATTTCTGGAATCCAAAAGACATGCCACAAGGAGTGATCGATCCAGAAATAATAAAGGCGCATTTGGATTTAATTATGCCAATGTTTCCAAATTTGATCACGTTGCATGTTGATACGCGCGGCATGCCTTGGGCGTATGCGACTGTAAATGAATTGCGTAAAACCCGTGTGGGCTGGGGAAAAAAAGTGCATGCGTTTAATGGATCGAGAAACGAGCGAAGCATGGCGTGGTCTGCTCTGGAGCAACGTTTTAAAAGCCGCCTCATATCGCTGCCAAACAATATTGAGTTGATCAAAGAGTTGCTTGGTGTGCGCAGACAAAAAACACTGGATAAAAAGCACATTGAAATCCGCGACCGCGACAGGCAATCAAGGCACGCCGACATTGCGGAGTCTTTGGCCGAATGTTGCCGACAAGCACATTTGCAAATGTTAAAGCCGACAATAACGTTAGATCGTGTCCAACATCACAACAGCGCGAAAGACCTTTTAGCCATGCGATACCAACTTTCAGCCAAAGGGCTTACACCGTCGTCTTACTGAAGCATAAAAAAATACCATTGCATGGAAAACCCAACACATGCATATTGCGCGTGGCTTGGATTACGACTAGATTTTTAATGGGGGGAACATGCAAAAAACAACGCGCACAAGTGCGTCAAACAAACGCAAGCCTCGGCGCACAAACACCAGAGCCCGCGTTGCCGCCCGTGTCCCCCCCGCCAACGCAAGCATAAAAAAACGCAATAAAACATTGGCTGATCCAGTCGAAAAGCTGGCTAATGTTGCAGCGAGAACAAAAGCAATCGGCGGTGTTGGAACGCCAGTGTTTGCACGCATGTTGGATGACTACGATCACAACGCAGAAGTGCGCGGTGAATTGTGGTATGGCCAGCCTGGTGTGCTTGGGATCGCTGACAAAATGCTGCGTGATGCGCATGTAAGAAGGAGTTTGGATGCAATCACAAAACCTCTCCGTGCCGCATTATGGGACATCAAGCCAGCGTCCGAAGACCCTATTGATTTAGAAATTGCGGATTTTGTGCGGTGGAATCTTTTTGAGCGCATAGATTTTGATTGTGTGCTGAGATTGGCCCTCACACATTTACGCTATGGCTTTGCTTTTTTTGAAGTGTTGGAAGAGGTGGGTAGCGTACCAACGACGCGATTTAAAAACCACCCAGGAGCAGGGCAAGGCGTTTTTATCAAGTCTTTTGAACACCGTCCTGCGTGGACAGTTGCGCGGTGGCAAACACAAAAAGAAAATGCTGCACGCTTGGAGTCGATCGATCAATGGCTGCATGGCGGGGATAATGAAGAAGGCGGTTTTAGAAACATTCCAGCGGACAGACTTTTACGGTTCACCTGCGAACAAGAAGGCGGGAATTTTGCGGGGCTGAGTGTTTTGAGAAGTGCCTACGGTGCCTGGAAAACCAAGTTAACATTTATGGTTTTAGAAGCCATAAGGCATGAGAGGCAGGGCGTAGGAACGCCCACAATGACTTTACCAGAGTCGGCAGGGGATGATGAAATCGACGCAGCAGAAACGATTCTTGCGCAAATGCGGGCACATGAAAAAGGGTATCTTGTCCTGCCTCATGGATATGAGTTTAAGTGGAGCACGACAGAAGGAAATGGGACCGCAATCGCAGAGAGTATCGAGCGTTGCAATCGTGATATCGCTTTTAACGTCGCGGCGGGGTTCATGCTGCTAGGCCTGAGTGGCGATAACGGATCTTATGCGTTGGCGCAATCTCAAGAGGGGCAATATCAATTAACGTTAGATGCAGAGGCACGATATGTTGCAAATGTTTTTACGCATGGCGTGGATGGATGGTCTCCGATAAAAAGACTGGTAGAGCTTAACTACGGCCCGCAATACGCAATCCCTCATCTTGTGGCACGCAACATGCCGACGAGGAATTGGGCGGCTGTTATGCCAGTTGTCCATAACTTAATCGTTTCACGCGGGATTATTCCTGATGCGCGATTGCGTGCACACATCCGAGAGTCCCTTATGTTGCCACCTGAAGACCCAGAAACACGCGAAGACATGGGCTATGTGTCCGCAGCACCACAGCCCACACAAGAAGACGAAAATAATTTAGACTTCCCCAGTGCTGGCAGTCTTGATCAAAGCCAAGCACAGGCAGATGATAAAAAAAACGTAGTAAAACAAAAGCAGAATGAAAAACTTAGCCACTTTCAAAGAGGCGTGAATCATGCGTAAACAAGCAGATAAAAAAAGTGCGCACATGTCTAAAGAATTAACACATGGGCCACAGACAATAAAAGGCGTTAATTGTTTTTTAGAGGACAATGCAACATGTGTGGTGAAGTTGTCTGATGTACAAGAAGAAGTTGCAAGTGACAGCCAAAAGCACAGCGTTGTGATTTTCCCGCCTAAAGAATTTAAATACCGTGCGTTGTCTGAAAACGCTTCTGAATCTGAACACGAGGAAAACACGTTGCGTTTCAACGGTGAGTTTAGGCAGCAAATCATTAAAGAATTTGAACGAACGGGTCTTGATGTTATGATCGATTTTAACCATCTATCATCAGGGGGCTTGTTTAATTTCCCGTCACGTGAAGAAGGTGCGGCGGCGGGTTGGATAACAGCGTTGCGTGATGGCGGCGATGAAAAAGGGTTGATTGCAGAAATCGAGTGGACAGATCTAGGAAAACAAGCTGTAAAAAGCGGTCAGTATCGTTATATGTCGCCAGAATTTACAATGCGCTCTTATGATAAAGCCACAGGAAAAACAACAAAGAGCCCAAGGCTCTACGCGCTTGCTCTTACAAACCGCCCATTTTTAGAGCAGCAACAAGCCCTTGCAGCGTCTGAAATAATCATGCAAAAATTATTGCAACAAGAACATCTTATTGAAGAGGATGAAAAGCATATGGCTGAAGAAGAAAACGTAGAAGACATTATCAACGACGCTGAAGAAAAAGCTTTGGATGCGTTGGCTGCTCAGAAGAAAGCTTTAGAGGCTTTGGCTGGTGTGGAAGAAGCCGAAGATCCAGAAGAAGAACCCGTTGCCACACCAGAAGACGCAAAAGTGGAAGAGCAGCAGGTGATGGCTTCTGAAATCGCAAAATTGAAATTAGAAGCCGAAGTGGCCAAAGCAGCTTTAGCGGAAATTCGCAAAACGCAAAAGCAAGACGCGATTACACATGCAATGAGCGAAGGCCGTGTGGTGCCGTCAATGCTGCAAGTTGTGCAGAAATATGCAGACGCATGCGGTGATGATGTGGGCGCTCTTAAAACATTTTTGAACAGCCTCCCAAATCAAGTGCGTGCACAGGCTATCGGTGTGGATGCCGAAAACTCCAAAGCCTTAACGTTGCAAAACGCGACACAAGCCGAGCGTAAACTTGCTCAAGCCTTTGGTCTAACAGCCGAAGAAGTAGAGAAGTGGTCTGGCTGGCATAGCATAACAGCCGATGGAAAGTTTAGAAACGCCGAAGGTGAAGTTATTGCTTCGTTGGAAAAACGTAATTAACATTGTCTTAAAACATACTGTGCGCAAAACGCACGAGGGATAAAATCATGACAGCTCTTGCCGCAGCAAAACAACCCGACTCAAAACACTTGGGCCATGTGCAACAATATTTGATGGCCACTTCAACCACAATTTATGCGGGTGCTTTGGTTTGTATCAATGCCTCTGGTCTTGCAGTGCCAGCAGCAGACACAAGCGGCTTTAAATGTGTCGTGGGTGTTGCAATGGAGACTGTGACATCTGCTTCAAGCGGAAGTTATTACGTGGATGTTCAAGAAGGTACCTATCTTTTAACCGCATCGTCAATCACGCAAGCACATGTCAATTCTGTGATGATGGTTGTTGACGATGCGACAGTGGACAATTCGTCCACAAACTCTGTACCCGCGGGCGTTCTTGTTGAATACGTCTCCGCAACCCAGGGGTGGGTGAAAGTAGGCGTAGGTTTGCGCCAGAGCTGATTTTATTTAGCTTGTATTTTATTGTGTTTTTTAAACGTTTTAAAACATGAGATTTAAAACATAAAGGATTTTAACATGAGCGTTTCCTATACACCATCGCAGGTTTTGAAGGCCGCAAAAGCCACGTTCTCGAAATACTATGCTAGCGAGATGTCGCTTGTGCAGAAGCTGGCTTTTATTGAGTCATCTGTTTATCCATCAGAAGTTTACCCATGGCTTGGGCCAGCTCCACAAATGCGGGAATTCAAAGACGAGTTAGAGTTTACTGCATTGTCGGACACAAATTACACAATCACAAATGCAATTTATGCAAGCGGTGTGCAATTCAGAAGAACAGATATTGATGATAATCAGATGGGCACAATCAGAAAACGCATACAACAAATGGCTGTTGTTGCGTCTGCCCACCCAAACAAGTTGTTAAATTCTTTAATCACATCGGGCACATCTTCGACATGTTACGATGGAGCAGCATTTTTTGCGAACTCCCACCCTGCACGCGGTGCGGAAGGTGGCGCACAAGATAATTTGTTAGCGGGTACTGGTACATCAACCGCAGCTTTTGCTGATGATTTTGCTTCGACCAAAGCTGTTATGATGGGTTTTAAAGCCGAGAATGGCGAACCCTTCCACGGAGACGGCGTCGGGATTAATTTTTTAGTGTGCGTTGCCCCAGTGTTGGAACGCCCCGCAAGAGAGGCCTTGTCTTCGCAGCTTATTTCCAACACGACTAATATTTTAGCGGGTCAAGCTGAAGTTATCGTAATGCCACGATTGGCGGGTAACTCTTGGTACCTTTTTGCAACCAACGCGGCTGCAATGCCATTTATCCATCAAGACCGCGAGCCATTAGAATTTACCGCCGATGAATCGGGCAGCGACGCATTTACCAAAGAAATCTACAAGTACAAAGCCCGTGTGCGTTACGCACAAGGTTATGCGTATTGGCAGTGTGCGGCTAAAGTCGTAAACAGCTAATATCAAAAAAGCTAACATTATATTATGTTTTTTAGGGGGGTGCATATGTGGAAAATTAAATTAAAACGTGCTGTTTGGCCCGTGCCTTTATTGCGTGATGGCAAAGGTTTTAATGCACCGATGAAAGAGTTATCTGCACTGCACCCCACTATGTTTGCGCATTTGCCTCCGTCGCATGTCGCGGACAAGAATTTAGAATATGTTTTTGTTGAAGACGCGCAACCGCAAGAGCAACTACAACAGCACCATACTGCACAACCCGCTGTAAAAAAACGGAGGTAGTATAACATGGGTGCGTATGCAACAGTGGCAGACATTCAAGCGCGTTTAGCTTATTGGACTATCGACGTATCAAGCCAGCCGTCTACCTCTCAGGTCTCACAGTGGATTGATGAATGTGAAAGTTTGATTGATGGCGCACTGCAGGCTGTTGATCTTCCAGCACCGTATGCCACCACGCACGCGATACGTATTTTGAAAAGTTGGGTTGCCTCTGGTGTTGAGGGTCTTGTCCGCCGTGCACACGCTGCCGCTGCGGGAGAAGGCCAAACAAACGAAGACGGCAAAGACCTGATAGAAAAATTTGATAATGTTTTAAAAGACATTTTAGCAAAGCCTTCTATCTACGGTGCGATGCTTGCAGGTGGTAGTGCCCCCGCTGCAGCTACGCGATTGCGTGCTTACCAAACACACAACGCTGATGGTCTTTCTTCAACGGATGCGTCTTTTAATCCAACGTTTAAAAGAAGCGACGTGTTTTGATATGGCAATTAAAATGAAAGTCTTGGGAAAAGACATTTTAAGAAAGCGCATATCAAAAGTAGAGCGCAACTATTTGCATGCAATGGCTTTAGCGTTGCAACAAGAAGGCGAATCCATAGCCGACAGCTCAAAAGAAATCGTCCCTAAAGAAACAGGCGCATTAGCGCGAACAATATTTGTAAGACCCCGTGTGCGTGCGAAGGGATCTCATGTCTTGGTGGGTTATGGTGCGTGGTATGCCGCGATTGTGCACCAAAGACTTGATGTTCGACACGAAAACGGGAAAGCCAAATTTTTAGAACAGCCTCTTAACGATGCATCGAATGGCTACATCCAACGTGTTGGCAACGCAGCAGAAACGTTTGCAAAAGCAAATAAAAGATTCAGGCGTGGCAGCGGAAAGTATCCAGAGATCCCCGCAAAAGCAAATCGTGTAGGTGCATTTTCAAACATTGCAGACAGGCCCAAAAACGCTTACGTGCCTAAAGACACCAACGCAAAAGAAGGCGGTGGCGACGATGAGTGATCCAGCTCTCGATGTCGTGAGCCAGATTGTTGCTCAAGGTGTTTCTGGACTAACGCTTAACAAAAATTTATTTTCAACAATACCACCACGTGCCCCAGGGCGTGGCGTCCCCCAAAAAGCTGTGTTCGCGCTTCAGAGTGGAGGCCGCACACCCACAGGTTTTTTAGACGGAAACAGTGGCATAAACATGAGGTACCCAGTGGTGACTTTGACTGTGCGTTCCTCTCCACACAATTTTTCAGAGGGGCAACAACTGGCAAGAGCAGTTTATAACGCGCTTCACAGAAAAAGTTTTGGGAATTATGTCTCTGCAATTATAAGACAATCAGAGCCTTTGTATTTGCAACAAGAAGAAAACGGTTGCTTCGTGTGGAGTATGGATTGTGACTTGTTGGCTGTAGAGTAGCTGTAGCGCATTGCATTTTAGGCAGTTGTTTCTTAGTATTTTTTTAAACATGCATGTATAAGGAGTTTTGACATGGCACACATTTTAG